ATTCCTAAAACTCTAGCTACAAAAGGAACTACTATTGCTGCTATTGTGTACCATACTTTACGACTTTTTAAAATTTTACCTATTAAATATTGTTTCATTTTCTTTTTTTTAATTAATAACTCCAAATGACATTACTGTCTTTACTACTATCTATATCAACGTGAATAAATCCTCTCTTAAATGCTATGCCTAGCCTATTAAAGCCGACTTCTATAAGTGCATTAATAATTAAGAATCTATCTCTTGAACTTTTTGGTAAATATATATCTACGGCTAAACCTTTTATATGACTAGAACCTACTCTACCCCCAACTTTAAGATTCCATTCTACTGTTCTATAACCACTTGTAATTTTAAAAGGTATTCCTGCTCTTTCTCTTGCTTGATCTAATAATCCTATCAAAACTTTATTCATTTTATCCCCACTTCCTTTTACATCAGGACTATCAAATTCAGATATTTTAAAATATTTCAAAATTATTTATTTGAATTTCTTTTTTTTTGATTATACCATTTGTCTATTGTATAGGCTATTGAAACTACTAATAGGATAATCTTTAAAGCTATTTCTATATTGCTAAATGTTGTTACGCTTAGAATTACTGAATTTACCCCTATTACTTCTCCCACTTCCTTTGTTACTAGATTTATCGGCATTTGTCAAGTATGATTTTAATTTTATTTTATTTACTTCTTTAATTTTATAATGTTTCTTCATTAATTATATGTAGTATCTAAAAAATCTCTTATTGTTATTTTATGATCATTAATTCTTATTCTTTCTAGATTCATTCCTTGATAGTAAGCATTAGAATCAGGTGAAATTTCACTTCCTGTGTTCGTACTATATTCAGGATAAAGATTTGAATTATCACATAAATAAGAAACAAGCCTTTCTGTATAAAATTGAGCAGTATTTGAAACTTCTGATCTTAAATCTTGTGCATCTGTTCTTGATAAAGGATTAGAATTTTCAGCAGTTTTTGCAACTACATTATTATTTTGTACTTTATATCTTAAAAAAGGTAAAACCTCATAGAAACTGTAATGTATTAAAACATCAGCTATGTAATCATCTAGTAGTAATTTATAGTTAGCATTTCCCACATTACCTATAGTACCTAATTTAATCATTTGTTGAATTGCTACAAATAGATTAGTTCCTAATTTTGTTTCTATATACTTCTCTTGAGCAATTCTTACATAAGGCAACAAAAATTGAACGTCTACGTTCATATTGATTGCAGTAGAATCCTTCAGCTTATCTTCTGATATAAATAAAACGTATGCCATATTATCTAGGTTTTAAAAATCCGTTATTTTTCATTCTTTTTGGTGCTTTAGCTACTTTGTTATCATTCTTTTGTGCAGTAAATCCTTCTGACTTAGCTTTAGTATATCCTATCAATTGACTAGGAGATATATTACTCTTAGCATTAGTTAGTGAAGTCTTGTAAATTTGTCTAAGCCAATAGTGGTGGCAATTTCCACCTCCTTTGTAAAAAAATATTGAATATGTTGCAGCACCTTTAGGTCCCCAACCTGCATTTACAGGCTTACTTCCCATATTAATAATATCTTGTTTACGATATATCTTTTTTGCTGAAGTCATTAATCTACAAAAATCTCTAGTTTCTCCTTTTTGTGATAAAAAATTATCTTTAGCATAAACGTATCTAACTTTGTAATAATCATTAAATGATTTATTTACTCCATCTTGATTATTTTTACCTCTAGTTTTTGCATTAGGTCTTGCAATACCTGTAGATGCTAATTCAGTTTTATCGTTAGCAAATTCATTAAGACTTTGTTCAAAATCAAAATCTTCGTGTTCATCTTCTACTTTTTCTTCATCTATTAATTCCCAATCTTTAGGTATATCTTCCATAGTATCTAAGAAAGATTGTAATTCTGTTTTACCAAAATTCATTAACTCATCGTGAGATTCACAAGCCATAAAGACATTTTTACCTTCGTATTCATGTTCATGGTAACCACTACACCCAAGTCTTTCAGCATGAGCAATAGCTTCTTCTTTTGTATCATAAACAGGCTTTCCATCAATCATTCCCACTTTACTATAATCATCTTCTTCTACTACCTGATCTTCTTCTACTACCTGATCTTCTTCTAATGGAGCAAGTCCAAGTTCTTCACGAATTTCTGATTGTGTCATTACTGCTCTCATATCTTCAATAGTAAATTGAGTAGTAATAGGTTTAGCTTGAACAAATGAAATAGGCATATCCATGTTATTTATTCTAAAAATCTTTGCTAAAACTCTTAATATTTGAACTTGAAACCCTTTTACTACTGTATTTAAATATACTTCAAAAGCACTGTTTAGTTCATCTACATTAGAACCTAATCCTGTATCAGATTTAATTCCTAGTAACATTGGTGAGGTAACTCTATGTCCTGTCAAAATGTTTTGCACGAGGAGTTCTTGTAAAGCCAAATACTGTTTGTCAGCATTACTTACAGATATTGGAAATATATCAGGTGTTCTAGTTTTATCATCTGAAAATGTAATTATCATTTTACCTGAATTAGAACTACCTGAAAATTTAGCTGCAAGACTTCTTTCTAAAGAAATTCTTTCTTCTTGTGTTGGTACTCCGTTAGCAAAATTAATCATGTATGATCCACTAAATCCATTAGCTATATTGTTGAGATGGTATTCAGATACTTTTTGATCTACCATAGCCCAATTGTTTGCTGCTATGTAATCAGGTGTATGATAGACATCCATATTAGGACTATATAAGCCACTATATAAAATCTGACTAGCACCTGTTCTATCATTACTATTAAATGCAGCTATTTTAGTAGGTTTATTTAATCTAGTATCACTCCAATCAGCAGAAACATAGTAATAGTCTACAACACCCATTTCATTTGGTATAGCACTTCTTACTCTTTCTACTGGTATATGATAAAGTTCAACTATTTCTGTTTTACCTTTATTCCAAATTAAATGTAATGCAAAAGCACCTTGTAATTTAAAATCTAAACTTATTTTTTTTATTATCTCATGTAATGATTCTTTACCATTAGCATTATAAAAGAAATTTTGCAGCTTAACATACCTTTCTAAATTATCTTCTTTACCATCTTCATCAATTATTATGTCATCTCCTGCGATCATGTCAGCAGTTCCATTTATAATAGCAGCATGAGTACTACTTCCATAATAAAGGTCTATTAAAAATTGTGGATATAAATTAGCCCATTCTTCTGTTCCATATTCTATCCAATCTTTACCTCTTACTTCTTCTACTATAGGTGAAGTTACGCTTGATAAATCTATATTTAGTATGTTTTCCATTTTTTTTTATTCTTGTTCAGGTGTCCAAGCAGCAGTATTTACTATTACTAAAATTTCTTCGTGAGTATATTGATCTAATCCATCTAAAAAAGTTGGAGTATCGCCCTCAAATTTAGCAATAAATAATGTACCATCTACAGACCTTCTAACAGTTTCAGCAGAATCTTCTACTATTTGTGAGAAATCACATACAGGATTTCCTTCTGCATCTACTTCAGCTAATAATGTTACTAATGGTGTTGTATATATCATAATTTTATTTTTATGCAGGGTTATTTGGTGTATCTAAGACTATATCTCCTGCTACCATATTAGTCATTGTTCCGTAATTGTTTTCTGTAAATAAATCTATTGTTACAGGTAATCCTGTTGTCTTAGCATACGTTTCTGCTTGTGTTTGTTCTTCTACTTGTGAACCTATAACATAAACCCCTTTTACACTATTGCCTGATTGAAAATTTGTTGTATCACTTGCTGCAATAACAAAAGCCATACTTGTAGAAACAGTATTACTAGTTACTTCGCAACGATACCAACCATCACTTATTAATGTAATATTTTCGCCAAAGTCAGAATTGCTTGATACTACAGTTCCATTTGTTAAATCAAACCAAGCACCTCTACTGTTATCTCCTTGTTCTATGCGAAACTTATCAAATTCCCCTGCTTTTGCAAAAATAGATAAACTATAAGCCGTACTATTAGACAAACCTGCAACAGATTTTAGCATAAACTTGTTTACTCCTGATGCTGAGTTAGGTATTATTTTAGTAGCATTTAAAATACCAAAAGGAGAATCTATTTGGTTTTCTAATATTGCATAATTACTTTTATTGTATCCACTAAAATCTTCACTATAAGTAATTAAGTTAGTAGTTGTTGCTTTTCTTACTGCTGCTATACCATCTGACTTTAAGTATGCAGTAGCTTGTGATTGTTGTTCTAGTTGTCCTGCCCACACAAAAACTTCATCTCCTATTTGTGGATTAATATCAGGTGCATCTAATCTAATAGTAACAAAATTTACAACAGGAGTATAATTAGTTTTAGATGTAGATATTCTTTGCCATTCATTTGTTATTGTAAAATCTTCATTAAGATAATCTACATTATCTTTAATAATCCATAATCTAGCAGTATTACCAATAGTGTTTCCTATTCCTTTTATATATATAGAACTACTATAAATAGTTCCATTTGGAGATGGTGCAGATTTAAATATATAAGGGTCTGTATTTAATGATGTTAATTTTGTAGCAGTATTTGTTCCATTAGGCGATAAAAATCCATAAGTAGAAGAAACACCTATTAAATTCCATTGACTAAAATCTTCTGAATACGTTACTAAATTAGTAGTAGGTATATGTGCAAGATTAGGACTTGTTTGGTCTTGTATGATAGGATAACCATCTAAGATACCATCTCCCATTCTCCAATAGTTTCTAATCTTAGTTAGTGGATATTGGTTAGTGATATTACCCTCTACCATATTGGTCATAGTTGCAGGATTGCCTTGTACTTCTTTAACAGATACGTTGTCTATTGAATATGAAATTGTATTATCAGACAGAGTAACTATTTCAAACTCAACTCCATTAGCAATAAAATATCCATTATAAGTTCCTGCTTCTTGAATGTTTATAATAGCACCT